AATAATAAACTAGTCTTCTTTTTCTTCTTTCAGAGTAAAATCACCATCAGTTCCGATAATATCTTTCCAATAGTCAGCATACTCTTTTTTGTATTTTTCCAACGAAACTTTTTCTTCAGATGCCTCTTTACCTCCAATGAATCCGTGTGGTGTAACAATAATCTTTCCATCGTCATAACCCAATCCATTGATGTGGTTCTTCATTACTGAAACTTTTGTTCTTGACGCAAACTTAATAGTTCTTTTGTCTTTGGTCGCAGTAATCTTAGTTGTTCCTGCACCTTTTTGATTACCAAACAAAAATACCAAAGATGAGTTTAACCAAATCGCTTCGCCACCCTTAGCCTTAATTTTAGGTTGTCCAAATGGATTATCAGGAAGTTCAACCCAAGGTTGATTAACAATAACCAAAGTGTTTTCATATTTTGAGTCAGCTTTACGAGACCCTGAAATACGTTGGTTAATACCCATTCCAATTTTATCTGCTAAAGTAGATGCATTGTGTTGCTTTCCACCTTTTCCTTCATAAGTCATCTTACAAGGAACTGAACCAACCGAATCCCATAGGAACAACAAACTATAATCCAATTCACCTTTTTCTTGAGCATCCAACAAACTATTAATGTAGTCAGTTATTTGTTCAATATACTCAAAGTTATTATTGAATATATAAAATCCATCCCAATCCAATTCACCCGTTTCTTCATCAACAACTTCTTCACATTGGAACCCCATCAATTTGGCATGTTCGAAACTCCATTTCTGTTCAGTAATAATGAACACAGGAAGGATACCTTTATTCTGAGCATCAACTGCCGTTTTCACCAAAGCTGTAGTTTTACCAGTATCGGAGTGACCCAAGAACATGTTAAGATGTCCAATGGCTGGTCCAGGAAGTCCAACGGCATCCAAGAAATCAGGACCTAAGTCAAAAAATCTTTGTGGTTTATACTTTGCTGAAGTAGAAAATTTTTTCTTCAGACTTTCGAAATCGTTTTTCTTAATTGCCATAAGGTTAGGGAAATGAAACTCGGACACCATAATAGTATCCGAGTTATTTTATTTAATTAGAACGGAAGGTCTCCGTCAGGTTCGTCGTTAGATTGTGGGTCTACATATGTAGATTTTTTGGAACCTCCACCGAATGATTCGGTTTCAACTGAACTGTCTCCGTAAACGTATCCACCTTTATCCGAATCCCACTTAGGAGTTTCTCCTCTTGCAATTGCCTCAAGGTAATCAACAGGTTTCTTAGAATAAACATCCAACCATGTCAACTCATCTTCCATCCAAGCCTTTGCTTGTTGTTTGTCACTATGCACTGGAGCTGGGTCGTCATACATAATAGTTGAAACTGTAGTATACTCTTTACCCTTTGGGGTTTTTGCTTTAGCAAGTTCAATGACTAAGTCACGTCCTTTTTCAGGGTCAGTAATGTCTCCTTTGTTTCTCCAAATAGGAATAATTTTGTCGAGGATACCATCATTCTTGAAGTTGTGTTTAAATCTCCAAAACTTTACACCATCTTCTTCGTGGTCTCTATCAATTACTTTCACAATATAGAATTTTCGTGAACGATACTGAGCCGCCAATAATTTGTCAGACTCTTTACCTGTAGACATCAATTCTTCGTAAACCTCATTCAAAGGTGAACGTTCGTTGTCATTTTTTCCTGGATCGTAGAATTTCTGCCACTGTCCACCCACTTGAATTTCGTGGTACCATGCTTCTTTGAATGGTGATGAACCATCTGAAGTTGGAAGAATTCTCACTCTTCTCTGTCCTGATTTCTCTTTGTCTCCTAAGATTAAAGCGAAATACTTTTTCATTCTTTCGTCTTGCGACATTTTTGATTGGGCCCCGCCCCCTTGTTGTGATTTTTCGTACTGTGCCAATACGGCGTCTAATGAACTCATAGTTTTTTTTAAGAATTAAAATAATAAATTATATAAACAAAGATAAGTAAAAGTAAGAATAAGTCAAATAAAAAAGGTACCCGAAGGTACCTTTCAAACGTTTTGTTCAGTCTTATCTGAAGGAAGTTTTATAAACTTCATTATCCATTCCACCTCCAGGTTGGAAGGAATTTTTAATGTCATTTACATTAATATCAGTAACTTCGTCTGAGGTTAAAACATAATCATTTTTTCCCGTCTTTTCCATTTCTTCTGACTTATCATCAAAAAATTGTGAAAGTTTTTGACTGAATGGATAAGAGTCATATGTTCTCAACTCTAACTTTTCTTGTGGAGTTTTTTCTCTATATTTTTCAATCTTATTCTCAAGAGAGTTAAGTTTGTTCATGATGTTATCCATCTCACCTAACTTAGATTGTAAATCATTAAGTTGGTTGAATAAATTGTTGAAGTACTCTTCTTGTTTGGTTTCGATATTTTTTTGTGAATCTACTAATTCAGTAATATCTAATTCTTCAGAACCTCCTTCTTCTTGTGATTCACCTTCGTCATCAATTTTCTCAACATCAGGATCTGATTCAACATCTATTGGTTGTGGTGCAGTTGTTTCTGGTGCCGCAGGTGGTGTTGCTTCAGAAGGTGCTGGTGCGGGTTCCGCCGCTGGTTCAGGTGTTAAAGCTGCCAAGGCATCTTCTTCTGCTCCCGCTTGTTCTAAAATATATCGATTGATTTTTCTATGTCTCTCGATTTCACTGAGAATTTTTTTATCTAAACTCATTTTTTATCCATTTAATAAAGTTTTTATTCCGTTAGCGGTTTCTACTCTAACTCTTCGGTTTGCAGTAGTTTGGTGTCCAGCTCTTTCGATAAGACCGTCTCTTTCTCTCACTGTGTAACAATCTCCAGTATCCAAGTCACAAACTTGTTTTGTTCCGTCTCCATTGTCTTCTTGTGAAAATCTAACAGATTTACCAAGATAATTGTCTAATGCTGATTTAATGTTCATAAGAATCTTTTTATATAAATATGTTGTTATACTATAAAGTAAATTTTTCTGAAGTTACTGTGAAAGACGAATTTGGTAAATTAGCGTCAGTATACGTTAAAACCATTTGAAACTCTCCCAACTCCCTAACTGTAACCACATTTGTATATTTTGTATCAGGAGTATTTTCGATACTAACATTCACTTGACTTAGAGTTGGTAATTTAACAATCCTAATCTGTGTCGCAGTCAAGTTTGTAATAGGAGTCAATTGGAATGTATAATATCCTCCATTTGGTTTTATGATGTTGTAATAACTATTACCATCATAGGCCGGTAGTTCTCCCGAGTTGGTATTCGAAACTAAGATAATTTGTCCAACACCTGATGGAGATTTTTGTGGTACATTCAATTCAAAAACATAATTCGAAGGAAAATCTTTTGGATTTTTTGTTCTATCGTCAGGTATTGCCAACACAGTTATATTGACAACCGCTCTTATGTTTTCAGAACTGAACTGGTTAAGATTTAATAAGGTGGTCATTTGGTCTTTATCAATAGAGAAGACCTGTTGATCATCTGAAACAAAGTTTTCAAGTTTTAAATTTTTTTCCGACTTTATTTCTTCTTTTTTTGGAACATTGTTTGGACCAACAGTTAATTTTTGAATTATATAACTATAAGTGTTAGTTTCACTTATTTTCCATCCTTCAACTTTAGGATTTACTACAACTCCTAAATTTAAAGTATTTCCTAACGCATCTCTTTGGATTTGGAAAACTGTAAGTGGAATGAAACCAGTGTCTTGTGGATTCAAATCCGACCCAACTAAATCTTGTTGAGCAACTGTAATTTGTTGTTGGGTATTTGTATTTGCATATCCTCCTGGAGATGATGTATTTCCTAAAGCAGGGTTAAAGGTGAAATTGAATTCACTATCATCAAATCCGAATGCTGTCGTAACTTTAATTCTTCCTGTAGCAACAGTTTCACCTTCCGGTATTTGTATTTCAGGTAAAGAGAATCTCAAAGTTTGTGGATTGAAAACTCTAATTTGAGAAATATCAATGACTTTATCAATTACTGTGATTGATTCCACAGACTCAAAATTTTGTCCATTGATTTGAACTATATCTCCCGTAAATCCTGCTGAAGGCGAGAACGTGGATACAACAGGTGGTGGACAAGTCTGCCCATCATTCGGTGGAATCGGAGTTGGCGTAGATGGCACTGAAGGTGATTCAATCTCCTCTAATTTATCAGATTCTTTATTTGTTTTGTCTAATTTAATTGAGTTATTTTTTGAAATTAATCCAACTTGAACCGCAGATGCCAAGGATTTAGTAAACGTATCTCGAGTTCTTTGAAATTCTAAAAAATTAGAATTGTAGTACTCTTCAGAGATATTATCCTTTGGCCAAAAACAAACATAATATTTTGCCAAGCCAAGTCTTATAATCCTTTCTTTATTTTCCCTTAATCTTCCTGCCATGAAATTTATGTAAGAATCCAAAGATTCAAAGTGAGCAATAGGCTCAGACGAAGATTTTGAAGGGTTGGTTTTAATATTTACACAAGTGTAATTTCTATCTCTTGAGAATTGACTTACTGATTCCCCCCAATTAGTACTTAGAGATATATTAGCTAAGTTATTCTTAACTGCGTAGAAATTACCCTGTTTGGTACTTGAATTTTCTTGGAAAGTTTTGATATAAGAAATACAATAAATTATTACTTGTAAATCAACATCATTAGGAATAATTCTCTGTAAGGCTTGTGCAAAATCCGCTGGAGTATATCCACTCATTTCTGAAGTAACCGGAACATATCCTCCATTGACATAAACTTCATCAGTGATTTTCAAGGTACATGAATTTGTTGTATCCAAAGTATTATCTGCTTCTTGGACTACTTCAGTTGATTTTACATTATCAGTAGTTGCTGCGATTGGAGCTTGGTCTTTATTAATCAATAACAATTCTTCTAACTGAGAAATTAGATTTTGGTTAATACTTTGTAAGAAACTATCGATTGCTGGTAAATCATAAATTCCTTGTCTAACTCCTTCAAATGTTGTTTGGAAAGTTCCTGGTTGAATCGAATGACTCACATCAGTAATCATATATGGTCCATTAAACATTGGAACGTGTCTTAGATTGAAATACATCGTTGGTTGTAAAAGAGCATTACCTAAACAAACTACAGAGGCTTTGTAAGACCTTTGTTTATAAAGATTATATAAACTCACATTTTGTGTTGCAATTGCACGTCCCGAACTTTGGTCAACCATGTTGAGGTATGTGTTGATTACTTCAGAAGTTGCAACTCCATTATCTTGAGAAACTGAAAAAGAATAGAATATATTTTGGTTTCTCAATCCAATATCGACATTAAATCCTACACATTTGTTTGATAAAGCCCAATCGGTTTTTCCTTGTTGGTCTTCAATAAGAGGACTTTCAGATGCTCTCCTTAAATCAAATCCATCATCTCTGAACTTAAAGTTTCCTTTAGGTAAATCTAAATATTGAGATGGTTTCCCAACATAAAAACAAACTAATTTCGGTGATGAATTTCTATAATCAACATCCAAAAATGTTCCCCACAAATTATTTGCAAATTCTAATGACCCCTCCCTTTTTGGAGTAGTGGTTCCATCAACATCTTGAACATTATAAAAATTAACATAAGCCGGAAGTGGCATCACTGTGAAATTATTTTCAATTAATATTCCACTAATAAATGTGAATACACTCATTGCTTGGTTCAACGACTTTTTGTTAAACATATTTTTCAAGTCGAAAATGTCGATAAGAATGGTATCACCTATATTTCTGGAAGCTCTATCCAAAAATAAGAAATCCTCAAATAAAGTTTTCGTTTTGTAATCTCCACCTGCAATCCATTTGTCATTCAATGCTTTGAATACCTCATAAATTTCAGCTTTACCTTGTTCACCAGTTGTAATACTACTGATTACTCTTTCAGGTAATTGTTGTTGGTCAGGTAACCCTATTGGTGGTGGTTGTCTCAATCCAGTTAAGACTCCATTCAAAAAGTTGTTTTGTAAATCCGTTTCAATTCGTAAATAATTTTCGAGTTGGTTTTGAAATCGTGACTGTGATAAATTCGGATTGTTCAACTTTTGGGTCGCATACATTTTTATAATTGGTGCGAGTAATGTTACATTTTGACTTGTAAATGCAATATTGTTGTCTATAAAGAAATCCGTAATATATGACCCAAATTGGCTATACCTTACAT